CCTCCAATAACTACGTTGTCTTTGAATCTTTCGTTTTCAATAGTGACAAGCGTAATCTCGGGGTGATCTGTTGCCTTGACAGGCTCCCAACCCTCACGTATCTTAGAAGAAACATTAGTGGCATCGACGTTCCCTTGAGTACTTATACGAATCCAGCGAAATGCGTAGCCCGGCTCGGGGTGGGGAGAAGGTAAAACCTCCGGCCTAGTCCAAGCTGTCTTACGAACCGTTTTTTCACGGGTTTCTAGTTCTCGGTTAAGTCTATTCTCAGCCATTATATTTTCCTCATTTCTTCAGCAACCTTTTGGGCGTATAGTTCGAGCGGTACTCCAAGTTTTTTAGCGATAGCCACTTGTGTTTGCGTTAGTCGCACCTTTTTGGGCGCTGTGCTCCGCGTAGCGGGAGCAACCACATTTGACTGTCGTCTAGTTGTCTTGGTTCCTTGCTCTTCAGTTTCCCCAAATTCTTCGGGAAAGGTATTTCGCATACGGGCGTTAATAGCCTCGTAGTAAGTATCACTTGATGTGTCCACTCCTTGTTTAATAAGTTTACTGTGGACACCCATAGCATAAGCTGTCATTTCATCGTCGGAGCCAAACCAACTATTGTCTGCGGCCCACTCTACAGCTCGATGATCCGTAACTTGCCGGGTCTCTTGGGGCATTTGTACAGGAACTTCAGCCTCTTGTAAAGACTCCTGTTCATAATTAGCTAGTTTATCTACTTTTATTTTAGCAGAAGTTAGCCTATCTTGCGCGTCCAGTAGTTTATCTGCATCTCCAGCTTCATACGCTAGTTTGTATGCCCGTTTTGCAGTAAGGACTTCTATAGCTGAGTTTTTCTTTGCCTGCTCTAGTAATTCAGCTCTATTCTTACCAACATCCCCCTTTAGTTTGCTGTTTTCTTCAACAAGGGTTTTAGCAAAAGACTCTAGTTCTTGGCGTTCCCGGTGAGCTTGTTCTTTTGCCCGACGTTCATCGTGGTAGCCTTTACTAAAGTGCTGTATACGCTTACGGACTTTTTCTGAGTACTCTCCAAGTTCTTCGTCTGTAACTTCTTCTGGAGCGGGAGCAGGTCTACGATTCCTGTCTTCTTCAGGGGTGTCGTCTACAACCTCAATGTCAACTTCTGAGTCTGTTTCTTCTTCTATTTTTCGGGGTTTTGCTTTCCCAGACAGATCAATTTCTATTGCACTAGAACTTTCTATCTCTAAATCATTCTCTTCTTGTTCATGAGGCAATGAATACTCTACTTTTTGAAATCCCATACTACTACTCCTTACGCTCGTGACACGCCACGGGGGTCATTTACTACTGCTTCAATAGAATCGTCGTTCATAAGCCGATACTCAACATCATCAACCTTAAAACGTGTTCCTGTGTTCATGCGAAACATTACGTAGTCGCCTGTTTTACACCACGGCCCGGTAGGAAAACGCTCTTTGTCAGAGTAGGCATTGTCGCCCATATCTAACACAAGCCCAATAATAGACAGGATGTGCTCGTGCTGCATGTCCTTACTAGACTTTAAGATGCCGCTATCCCCGTAAGTATCTTCAACCTTGGGTAAAGCTACTAAAACCCTGTATCCCACAGGCTTTGGTAGTTGGGCCTCTAACTCTTGTTCTGTAATCTGTACTACTTTAGTCATTGTCGTTTTCCATGTTGTTACGCGAGAGGTCTGTTATATACATCAAATTGGTTTCGAGACCCCGAATCAAACCAACTACTTCTCGGTAGTGTGCGTAGTCTTTCGCCGCACCGCCACCAAGATGTTTCTGAGCAGAAGAGATGTCCTCTTCGATTTTGTTTCTAAGCACGTCTAGGACGGTAGTAGCCATAATTATTCCCTGTTAAGTTTGCTAGCAGCCTCACTTTGAGTTTTCATAAGGTCTAGGTCGAGCCTAGTATTGGCTGTTCTTCTATCAGCGGCTAGCTTTGCGCCGGCTTTCTGCGCGTCTATCTCTAGCTCTTGTTTAGATATAGCAATCTGCTCCATATCAATTGAGGCATCAGTCTGGTCTTTCTGCATTTTCCGCTGGAGTTCGCCTTGCTTGATTTGCATATCCCCTTGGTCTTTCTGCATTTTCCGCTGTACGTCTTGCTGCTTGACCTGCAACTCTGCCTGCTGCATCTGGAACACAGGATCTTGTTGCTGTTGTTGAGCAGCTTGCTGTGCAGCTTCTTGCTCGTGTTGAGCGGTTAACTGCTTGGCCCCTTCAGCGATAAGACTAGCCAGATGTACTTCAATATCTTCTGGCAGCTCTGCATTAGGTGGTGGTAGCTCAACTCCAAGTTTCTCCTGCAACTGAGCGCGGTATCTAAACCCAAGGTGTTCAGCAATGTGGGCATTGAGCGCGGCCATCATCTGCTGTGCCTGTGGATTCTGACCAATAGCCCCAGCAATCATAGGGTCTTTCATAAACGACTGGTGAGTCGCGATGTGCGCCTCATGGTCTTGTATCAGGAACGCTTTCACTGGGGTACCTGTTAGCACGTTCATATTCTCGCTAACTGGATCAGTTGGCTTGGCGTCGTCTTCTGTAGGTACCAACTTATCAGCATTCTTGACACCCAATACTTCAATCATCTGGCGGTGTAGCTGGGGTAGGTTGTATATCTGCGGTGCCTGTTGCGACATCTGCAACACTGCTTGGTACTGCACTACTCGCTGGGCCATTGTTGAGCTATTCGGGTCACTTACAGGGATCACATCGACAAGAGCGTAATCCGACTGTCTGGCTGATACTTCTCCCCTAGATGGCTGATACTCGTACTCCATAGGGGCTTCTTCCGCCATGATAGCTTTTAGCATCTTAAACTCTAACTTCATGGCATAATGAACGCGGGCCTGCACTGCTGCCATTGGTTTAAGAGTCCGCTCTAACAAAGCCAGTGTAGTGCCCACCGGGGCATTAGCAGACATGTCGGAGATGTTCATATCACTGATAGCCCCGAGACGCCGGCCTTCAGTGGTAATCTGGTTTAGTAGTTGCAGGAGTGTCTGGCTTGGCTCCTTATAAGGAAGGGGCATAATATTGTCGCGGATTACTCCTGATGGTACGTCCACATCTTTCCACTCGCCCGGCGAGATAGGAGAGTCGTCACCCTTAATACGTAACCCACGGGACTTCAAACCGCCCGGCAAGTTAGACAGGGTGCCAGCATCTACCAACTGGCGTATAAGTGAGGTACCTGCTCGGGCGTAGCCACCAACAATGTGGATCAATCCAAGTCCGTAGAAACCAAAGCCGGGAACGTATACATAGTGTACAAAATGTTGACGTTTTAGCATCAACTCGTCTTCTTCGTTCCAGTTACGGCGTATAGATAGTATCTCTGAAGTACCACGCTCAATAGTAACTACGTAGGGCTTTGCGAGATCGTCTTCGTCATCAATACCCTCAATGAGCAGGTCTGCGTGGATTTCATAGATGCTATATCGGTCGTCGTCAGTGATAGAGTACCCGCCTTCCTCGGCTTTCTTCTCTTCAATGTCGGTGTGAAACGGGGAAGGGTCGCCTAGCTCTACATCAGTATAGAATCCTGCTGCTTGTAACTTCCGTACTTCGTTCTTAGTCTTGCGCATAACATGTGTAACACGTTCTGCTGACTCAATGTTAGACGCACCGTAAGGAACAATAACGTCCTCGGCAGGGATGTATATGGCAACCTGTCTATCTATAGTAGGATCGTAGTAGACTTTTTTAAACGCTGATCCTGCAAGCCCTAAGCTGTACAACATACGCTCATGTTCAGGACGGTACTCAACCATAGTCTCGGTGAGCTGATAGTTCATGTCAGCCTTGACCCGCTCTGCGGCTTCTAGCTTCTCCTTAGTCTCCTTACCCAGAACTTTTACCCTAACTGGGCCAGAGGCGGGAAACGTCTCGCTCATAGTCTCTGCTTGGAATCGTATGGCAGCTTCAGCCAATACTGTAGAGTTAACCCCACAGGCACCTTCCCAAGGAGTGCTACGCTCTTCTTGCTTAAACCCTAGAATCTCAAGACCCTTAACGTAGGTATCAGCCCACTCTTTGCGACTCTCTTCGTCGGCCTCAACCATACCAATAAGGTCAGTAGCTAATTCCGTCAGCATACCTTCGTCTAAGGCTTCAGCTAAGTTGTCGTCAAAACCCAATAAATCAGTTTCATCTCCGCCCGGAATAATGGTAACCTCTACGCTACCGTCATCGAGAGTAACCATCTCTGGGTTTACGATCTCAATTTCAAGTTCTGACCCTTCCATTAAATCGTCGTCTTCGCCTTCAGGAGCGGCGTATAGCGCTTTTTCGATTGACATTGTTTAACCTCTTAGTAAAACCCGCCGCTGCGATGTTTAAAGTATTTGATTTCTTCTGCTTCGTCTGTAGGTAGCCGTATGAATCCACCTTGCCTAAACCGCATAAGTGCCATAACCGTGGAGTCCACTAAGTCGTCATGACTCATAAATGGGAACCCGGCTATCTCTTCTACTACTTCTTCGGCCCACCGTGTTTGAGGAACCCATACTAGTCCAGACTGTACAATATCAGATACTGAGTTTAAGCGTGCAAGTTTATCACCTGATCCCCTATGAGGGGTATACTCCGATACAGGTAGCCCCATCCTGCGCATCTCTTGGTACAGCGCAACACCGGAGCTTTTCTTCTCCACAATAAACGAGTCGGGTTCCCAGTCTTCGTACTCTCTCAGGGCTAATTCTTTTAGCTCATGAAATTCTAGTCTGTCCTTTATACTATTGAGCAGTATTATATTATACGCTGAAGTCTCTTCATTTAGAAACACACCCCACGTAGTCAGTGCCGTATAGTCAGCACGGTTGTGTTTTTCTGCTGCGGAGTCCAGCGACATTATTATGTACTCGCACTTGGGCGGGGTCTCCCTCTCCCACTCGTTCCACCACTCACGTTTTACGATAGCCGCTTCTTCTGCGGTAGGCTCCTGCTGGTACTGGGCATTCCACTGGAACGCAGGCATAGAGGCTTTAGTACGTAACAGGGCTTCTAGGTCAAAGAACTCGGGCCATAGCGGTTTTTGTATAGGTTCCCCTGTATCAGGCGCATATAGGTCTAGTATGGCGGGAAATTCAATGACCTCGTACTGGTCAGATCGCTCGTTATTAGACATATCTTTGACCACACGGCCTGTAAGGTCATCCATATGCCATCTAGTTTGGACAATAGCTACACTACCTCCGGGCATTAGACGCGTACGAGCACCGAACGTAAACCACTCATAAGCCTTCTCAAAGACCGAAAAGTTGCCATTAATGACATCCTGCTCTGAATGAGGGTCGTCTACCAGCAGTAAATGTGCACCACGACCGG